AAGGCACGCTTGAACTTGGTCTCAAGGCTTCCGAGCGTCTTGCCCGTTACCTTGTTGCGAATGTCCTCGTCATCAACGGCCACCTCACGAGCGACATATTTCTTGGCGAGTTCCTCCTTGAATTGGTCAAGGCTTTCAAAATCCTTCTCTTGGTCAAACAGCCATTTGGCCATCTCTTTGGAGTCTATGCTCATTTTCTACGGGTTTTAGTGGTTGTGGTTTCTTCGGTTGGAATCTCGGCCTGCTCCTCTTCGGTCGCTACCTCTTGCTCAAACACCTCTTCATCGGCAGGGACTTCGGGGGTTTGGTCCATAAACTCCTGCGTTGAAACAACGGCCACAGGCTCTTGGGCCACCAACATCGGTCTGCGCTTAGGCAATTCCGGGATAGAAGCCGAGAAGGTTTCGGGCTTGGCGTGGAGCATCGTTTCGTCAAGAATACGCATACCGTACTTTTTGAGAAACTCGGTGTTTTGCGCAACCGCAATGGTCACGAGAATCTGCTCTCCATCCGCACGGAGAACAGGGACGCATCGTCCTGTAATTCTTTCGTTCATAAGGTTAAAGGTTTAGGTTTTAGGTTTGTACCGCAAATATAAACAATAATGGGCAAACTAAACTTGAGGGACAAGCCAATGCCTGCAACGATAGCCTCCCAAGTAGATAAAAATGGTGGATTCATCGGTGCCGACAATCTTGCCCTTCCAATCTCCTAATTTGCCCCAGGAGCGCACTTCTTCCTTCGTGAATACCTTACCATCCCTCGCCACACAAAATGGCCGAGAATCGTTTACTAAGCCTCCTGCGTACAAGTATTTCTTAATGCCCAAAGCCTCGCCCATCGCAAAGGTGAAGGAGCGGTCAATGACCGCAAACATCGTGTCAGCCGTAAGCGTGGCCGTGTCAAAGAGCAACCCCTTTTTTCCAGCACCCCCTTTCACGATTTGGGCAATGCCCTCCTCCAAAGCGGTTCGGTCAGAGCCAGATGCAATAGACGCAAGGATAAAGTTTCTCAAGGCCGTTGAAAAGCCCGACTTAAAGTTGGTCAAGTCCTCAAGCATAGAGGTTGCTTGGGCCTCGTAATCAATGCCGGAAACCGCATCAGGGTCAAGGCCCATCTTGCGGTACATCTCCCTGGTAAGTTCGGCCTGGGCATCCACCTTGTCCATCAAGAAGACCAAGGCATCAAAGTACTTGCTCCCGGCAACGGCCCCATCAACTCCATCCATAAAGGCATTGACACGAGCATAATTGGCCGTGTCAAAAGATATATTGCCGTTCTTGTCGTAACTGAATAAAGCGAGCAGGGCAATGATAAGGGGCAGAACCTCGTTCTGCGATTCCTCCACCTGCTTGCCAAACTCCTCGCCAATCGTGTCCAAGTTCTTCTGCTTCTTGGACTGAATTTGCTCTAAAGTCATATTACGATTCTTCTTCCTCCTCCTCTTCCTCCTCGCCTTCTTCCTCTTCTTCTTCCTCTACCGGTGCGGCAGGAACAGCCGTCCGTGCGTTCATAACGCTTTGTGGGGTCATCCTGGACGAACCCTCATCCTCTGGCACCAACTTCTTGGCCATCTCTATCAACACCGCCTTCTGCTCGGCCAAGGTCAGCGTCAAGAACTCCTCGTTCTCCGACAAAGCCTCCTTAATCAAGGACTCCAACTCAAAGTGCATTATCGCCTTCCACTTGGGGGCAATGCCCGAAGCAACCAACGCCAAGACATCCCTCGTTTCAAGATTGAAGAAGGGGTCAACCTGGACGCTCAACTTCATTATCGCACTCTTCTCCTCCTGGATGGGGAAGCGAGTGTCAAGGTATTGCTGGGCCAACATCGCCTTGGAAAAGGTCGGGGCCAACTTAATCTCTGCGGTCAACTCCGCATCGGTGCGCATCTCAAAGTTCTGCGGATAGCGAACCGCAGGCATCTTCCAAGCATCCCCATAACGCATCCTGCCAATCGTGTCCATAGCGAACTCATAGTCGGCAAAGATGGTGTTGGCAAAGCGGAGCAGGAAGGAATACAGTTCCTCCCGGTCAATAGCCTTACCGGTGGCGGTCTCACGGCCCGAAATCTTCTCGTTGTTCATTACATCAATGGACAACAACTCAAAGGCCATCTGAATATTGGTAATGACTTGCTTATTTAGGAAGTCAAGGATTTGCGGATCCAACTCAATGAACCCAGCAGGAGGGATGTTCACCTTGGTCTCAACCTCGGTCGTGAATCGGTTCGGGGTCTGCACTTGGTACACCGACATCGGCCCGAACATCCGCTTGGTGCCAGAGCCTCCGCAATTAGAACAAGCGATGGCCACCTTCTCCTCAAAGCCTAATGCCTCCTCAATCTGCCCAGAGCCGTTGCACTTGTCGCACTCATCCACATATTCCCACTTCTGCAAGAAAGCGTGGCTGAACTTGGACATCTGCAAGGTGCTGAAATCGCACACGGCTTGGTCCAAGGCAGGGATGGCAGGGGTGTAGAAAGATTGGAAATAGTAATCGCCGTGTTCCTGCACCGAAATGCCTCCGAGTCTTGTGCAAGGCAAATAGCCGAGGTTGTGGCGATAGTAAAGGCCAATCTCAAACTCGTAATCGCCCTTCTTGCCGATTTGCTTGGCTATCTGAATCTCGTTCTTGTCAAAGATGTAGAAGACCAAGCCATCATCCGTCTTGGTACGGCCATGCTCAACTTCGGAGCCGTAATCGGCCTTTAGGAAGGCATACTCGCCCTCCTTCCATCCCCACACTCGCTTGGAGTGAAAGCAATGGGCCACGGGAGTGGTTTCAACGGTGTCGTTGAAGGTGCCGTCCTCAAAGTATTGAAGGTCGGTAGGCATAACGGCCAAGACCGCATTGGGGTCGGTCAAGGTCATAAAGGTCACGATCTGCTGGAAATAGTTCTCCAACGATCCAAAGCGAGGATAGTCCTCGTTGAAATACCTTTCCTGGGAAGCGTCCTCAAAGCGAACCTCGTAATTCTGCCGGTTCCACACTCGCCCGGCGATGTTTACGGCCTTATGGAAATAAGGGACCGTGATGGGCTTGTAGATGTTCTTCCGATAATTGAACTCGTGAGGGAGTTCGTTGGGGGCTTTCTCCCGGAACAGCTTTTCGGGGAAGGCATCGTAATCGGAGTGAATCCGAAGCCTCATCTCCATCTCCACGCAAGACTGATAGGTCGGGTAGAAATCGGGGATGTAAAACTTGTCAGACTTTTTTTTAACCTCGTACTTCTTGTACTCCGTTATGATTTTGTCTAACAGGGGGAGAATTTCCTCTGTTGTCATGGCTATCGCTTTTTACCGCCTCTGCATTTGCACATTGGGAATGGTTTTGTCCTCAAAATTAAGGTATAATTCGGGATTTGCGAATGCCAATAAACGCCAGCGAATTAATGAATCAAGGTGTAAACATCGTCATGCCCAAGGCTTTTGTGGAAGCGATAGCCCTTCCTGCTCAAGAAAGACTCAATCTTCTCCCTTGATTCATAGCCGTTGTTTTCTATCAAGAAAATGCTTATTTCGGTCTTGCTGAAATCAATGCCTTCAAGGACCTCGTACTCTGAACCCTCCGTGTCAAGGGAGCAAAAGTCAAATTGATAGAGTTCGCATTCGTCCAATATGTCCTGGACCGTTCTGACAGGCACGGTGACATCTACGACTTGGGCATTTGACTCATTGGCTTCCCTGTGAATCCTGTCAAGATGCTTTTCGTGTAAGCTTTGCTTTAGACCCGAAATCATATTCAAGCCGTGATATCCCCCCAATATCTTGGTGAATTGAGCCGTGCCAAAGTAATTGGAAACAGCCACATTGAAGAAATCATTCTTGTCGCTGCGATTGGCCACCAATTTAGCGTATTCCTCCTCCATAGGCTCAATCAAAACGCCCGTCCAACCTCTTTGAACCTCAAAGAAATAGCTGTTTGAAAGGTCAACCCCATTGTGGCTCCCTATATCCAAATAGCGGCCATTGCGCTTTCCGCCAAGAAAATTGTCAACGAACTCGTCTTGCCCTACTTGTGAGTGATACATATTTTGATTCTTTAGATTACCACCACATCTTCACATCAACTCCACGGACTTTGATTTGATGAACCAAGTAGTCAATGGTTTTTTGAGATTCCTCGGCAATGTTTATCGGATGAAACTCAACGAAAAGGGTGTTAATCTTAGCAATCTCACCCGTTTCAATCAAATGCCTCAACACGAAAAACTCGCTTCCCTCAATGTCCATCTTGCAGTAAATCAAATCGTCTTTGGAGAACTTGCCCAGGAATTTGGAAAAGTCAATGCTCTTGACTTTTACTTGCGTATCATATCCGGCATGAACAAAGCCTGTTTCGCTTACTGAAGAACCCCATCCGTCAATGTCAGAAGCCCCGTCTGTCGGCGAGTTGCTCCCACTTTTCTTGTGGTTCTCTTGGTTGAACTGAACATAACCGTCCTTTACCCAAACGGCTACATTGTGGCATTTGACCTTGATAGGCAAATCCTTGACTCTCTCGCCTATGTTGCAGGCAGGATTGGCCTCAAAGGTGTGTACCTCAAAGGAATTGTCTATAAGGCCGTTTGCGATAAAGTGATTCAGCCCCTCGCAAAGGTGCGTTCCGCAATCAAGAAATACTTTTTTCACTATAAATGTGGTTTTTTATCTTTGAGTAAATCGTGTATTCGTTCGCATACTTATGAACCCAATCGTTCATTTGGGGCAGAAGCGAATCGTAATCAACCGAAGAGACGATGCGTTCAATCTCGGCCTTTGCGAAGGATGCGTTGCCATAGGATTCAAGGCGAATGGCGAAAGGGATATGCTCGTGGATGTTTCTGGCACCCACATAAATAGGGATGGTTCTACATAGAACAGCGTCAATAATCTTGTCGGAGATGTAATCGTCCCAAATGCCGTTCTCCATACATACCGAGAACTTGTATGGAATCAACCCATCGGCCTTGTTGCCGAGTTCGCCTTTGCATCCCCTCACATTCAGGCCACGGCCATAAACATCAACCCATCCGCAAGAGGCAAGCTCCTTGGCTATCTTATACCTAAACAGGTAAAAGCCGTGGGCGATGTTGCTCGTCACCATACTTACTACCCTTCGCTTGTCAAAGCCGTCAAGGTAATCCGACAAAGGGCCGTCCATGTGGTAAAACATTCCGCTCGGAAAGCCTACCAAATTGCCCTCAATTCCATAGGCTTGTGGCTCCGTACAAGTGTAAACAACGGAGCAATAGGACCCAATGCCACGGTCAAAGAAATCGTGGTCTGGTGGCTCTTGGATGAAGCCTATGACTCGCTCCTTGGGGACACGAGGCTCGGCCCCTCTTTTGTCGTTGAATACCACAAGCCAATCGTAGGAATCGTCATCAACGAAGGTGATGCCATCGGCCTCACTCCACAAGGACTGTTCCATAATCCTGCGGTTCAAAGACGCAGAATCGGTCCAATTACATATCGCTCTTACTTTAATGCTCATGGTATGCAGCTTACAAATGCCCTCTTAGAACGCTCCCAATTATCATCGTTTGTCTTCCAGATGTTCTTGTTCGCATAGAACCTCACCCTGTCCTCGTCATCGTGCTTAATGGTTATCAGGCCGTTATGAAAAGGCCGTTGCTCAAACCCAAGACCCTGCACCCGAAAATAAAAGTCAATATCGTCAATTCCCCAGCCATCCACTATCTCGTTGTAGCCCTTGGCCCGGTAAAACAACTCTTTCCAAATCATACAGCATCCTGTTCCATCGCCATACCCCCATCCCGTAACGAATGTCCCTCCCTCCATAACCTTGATTTTGTGGTAATTAAGGAATGCAGAATTAGTCATCAAGGCATCGGCATCCATAAAAACAAAGGTGTCGGCCTTCTCGGAAGCGGCCAAGGCACCGATGTTTCTTGCGTGGCTAAGGTTAAAGCCTTCGGACTCGTGCCTTACCGCACGGACTCGTGGGTCGTTCAGGTCCTCAACATAATCGGCACTCTTATCGGGGTCCCCATAGTCCACCACGATAATCTCGTAATTGTCACCCTCCTGGGCGAGCCAGGTCGGTAATGCCTCTTCCAAATGATGCATACGGCCTTTGCAGGTCGTAATCACCGAGATGAATCCGCTCATTTCCATCGTATCAGCTGCTTTTGTTGTCCGGCGTGCTTTTGTCTGACAAGGTTGTGCCACTTGTACTCGTGAGTCAAGCCGAACTTAGCGTGATACTCTCCAAGCAAGGCGCAGGAATGCTCCCAGGCAGAATTGTGCGAAAACCCAGGCCCACCATAAAGTCCGAGAATGTAATAGTTCTCCATCATCCAAGGTATCGTCTTGGCAGATAAGGCATTTCGGTATTGAAAGTAAACGGGATTCACGCCACAAAAGGGATCAATCTTGTATTGGGCGCAAGCGATGTTGAAGGCAAGTTCATCGGGGTAAGTGCCTCCCCAAGCCATTCTGAGCCTATCCACAGGGATGCCGTTGTCAATATTGTCCCTTACTTGCTCAAAGAACTCGGTCACTTTCTCGCCCTTGCGAAGGAACATAAAGGAACTGTTTATGGCCGTTACCTCGGCATCATCGTCAAGCTCGTGAAACTCCCAAATGGTGTCAAGAGATGCCCATTGCATCGTATTGCCAAAGAAGTCTGCGCCGTCCCTTTTTAGGTTGCCTTTGGGCGTTCCTCCCCTTGGGTCTTCCCAAGACGCTACTTGGGAATAGAAATAACCGCCCTCTGGCAGCGCAAGTAGCTCCTCAATCAATGGTTGCAGGGATTTGAGTGCAACGCCATCCGTGTCAAAGTATAGGTTGTTGTCAAAGGCCATATACTTGTCCATTCTCGTCTTGGCCCTGCCAGGACTGAATCCTGCACCAGAATACAAGTCTTCTTGGTCAATAATGGTGATAATGTCAAAGACCCAATACTTGTGTCCCAAAAGCACATCCTTGCTATCGCATATCAACTGAATTGGGAGGTCTCTGTCAAATGCCTTCACCGATATTGCGAAGTTGTAGGCCATTTCGTGATAGGCTGACTTTCCAAAAGCCATAAGCACTATCCCTGTTGTTTTTGCACTCATCTGTGCAAAGATAAAAAAAATCCCCGACCAAAGGCCGAGGATTCAAAAAAACCAAACCGAAACTTAAACTCCGAAGATAGCGTCTGCGTTTGAAGGCGCAGCGTATTTCTGTGGGAGTTGGTCTGGGCCGAGCGAAGCACGGGCCGTGCAGTTGAACATCTGAAGCTCCTTGTTGGAAGCAGGGACATTAACCGGCAGGCACACATAGTTCACGGGGTTAGTGATTACCATCACCTCGTTAGAGCCACACAAGTACAGAATCAAGCCCGTTACACGCTTGTTGAGGGCGTTGTAAAAGTCAATGCTTCCATCGGTTGTGTTGGCATCCATCCAGGTGGCAGTAAAGTCAAACCCAGCCAAGAGGCTTTGTGGGCCACATCCAACAGGATTGTCAACATCTACGGGAGATGCATCAGGTACCGTTCCACGAACATTC